TCTGATTCCTGAGTTAGCGACACCACAGGGTGATGCGGTACGGAAACAAATCCGTGACTATGCGAAGTCTGTAGGTTGGTCTGACCAAGAACTCAGTTCCGTGTATGACTCTCGTGCTGTGATGACCTTGTATAAGGCAATGAAGTATGAGCAACTTCAAAAGAGCAAACCAGAGTTAAATAAAAAACTCCAGTCTGCCCCTAAGATGATGCGTTCTGGTACTTCAGTTCCCCAAGCTAAGTCTTCACAAGACAAACAGGCAATGCAAAGGTTGCGTGAGACAGGAAAAGTCTCAGACGCTGCCAAAGCATTTGAACGATTCTTTTAAATTTTGGAGTATTAAATTATGGCTACCTATCAAACATATACCGCAATCGGTATGCGTGAAGACCTCTCTGATGTTATCTATAACATCAGCCCTACAGACACACCTTTCATGTCTTCTATTGGCAAGACTAAGGCTACTGCTGTTTTGCACGAGTGGCAGACTGATTCGTTGGCTGCTGCCAGCTTGTCAAACTATGCAGTTGAGGGTGCTACAGCATCTGACGCTACTATGTCTCCTACGACTCGTGTTGGCAACCGCACTCAGATTGCACAGAAAACAATTAAGATTTCTGGCACTTTGCAGTCTGTTGACAAAGCAGGTCGTAAGTCTGAAAAGGCTTATCAGTTGGCTAAAGCATCCAGCGAAATTAAGCGTGACATGGAAACTTCCCTGTTGAGCAACCAGATTGCTGCTAATGGTGATTCTTCTACTGCTCGTAAATTGGGTGGTCTGCAAGCATGGTTGAACTCCAACTACTCTGGCGGTACTGATGGTGTCGCTGGTAGCTTGGGAACAACTGCTCGTGTAAACGGCACAAACCGCACTTTCACAGAAGCCTTGTTGCAAACTGTTGTTAAAAGCGTTTACGCCTCTGGTGGCAATCCTAAAGTGTTGATGGTCAACCCTGCTCACAAGCAAGTGGTTTCCGCTTTCACAGGTATTGCTGCACAACGTTTCATGGCCCCAAGCAATACGCCTACAACTATCGTGTCGGCTGCGGACGTTTATTTGAGCGATTTCGGTGCAATTTCAATTGTCCCCAACCGCTTTATGACTTCCACTAACTCATGCGATGAGACAGCGTTTGTGCTTGACCCTGACATGGCTGCTATTGCTTATCTGCGTCCTTTCCAGACCAACGAGTTGGCTGTAACTGGCGACAATGAATCCACACAGTTGTTGGCTGAGTACACCTTGGAAGTTAAAAACCAAGCTGCTCACGGCATCATTGCTGACTTGACACCTTAATCTGGTGTAACCCAAAAAATGCCTCAGACTAATCCTCTGGGGCATTTTCTTTTCTACTCAAACTGATAGAATTAGGCTATGCAAAATCCTACCAATTTTAGACAAACTGCTGTTCATGCTGATGGTGAAGGTGGCATCGTTATTCAGACTCGTCAGGATGTTTCTGACATTGTTGAGCAGAATAAAAAAGAATATAACTCGTATGACGAGAGAGCAAGATGGTCTGACCAATTGTTTGGTAACAAGGTTGCATCTATTCCAATGACAGTCATTGATGACCTTAACAAAGCTGGAATCATGCGTGGCTTTGCTGTTCTTGATGACAAGCGTTTTGCTGCTTGGTTAAATGACCCAATGAATCGTGCATGGCGCACTAGAACTGGAGTGGTATGAGCCTCTCAACATATTCTGACTTGCAGACTTCAATAGCCAACTATTTGGCTAGGTCTGACTTGACAAGCATCATTCCAGACTTTATTACTCTGGCTGAGAATCGTTTGCGTAGAGAACTGCGTGTTCGCCAGATGCTAAAGTCTGTAACAACTAGCACAGTCTCTGGTGATGCAACTGTAGAAGTTCCTAGCGACTTCTTAGAGATTCGTGATTTTGTCGTAATGACAAACCCAATTCAACCATTGAGTTACTCTAGTCCCTCAACGTTATCTAATGACCCAAGAACATCAGAAGTTGGTGTTCCTAAGTCTTACACTATTCTTGCTTCTGAGTTTCAGTTAGCACCTGCACCTGATGGCGTATATACGTTAAAGATGCTTTATTACTCTGCGCCTCCGTACTTGACTAGCAGTAACACAACCAATGTTTTCTTGAATGTTGCACCTGATGGTTTGCTGTATGGCGCATTGGTTGAAGCAGAGCCTTATCTAATGAACGATGCTCGAATCAATACATGGGGTTCTATGTATGACAGAGCAATTTCTTCTCTCACTAGGTCTGATGAAAACACTCAGTATTCTGGTGTACCCCTGTCAATCAAATTAACTGCAAGGTGAAATCATGGCTGAAATGTCTAACTACTTGGAAAATGCCTTAATTAACGGCACTCTCCGCAACACAACTTACACAGCACCAACAACTGTGTATTTGGCTCTTTATACATCTGACCCGACAGACGCTGATACAGGTACAGAAGTATCTGGAACTAACTATGCTCGTCAGTCAATTACGTTTGGTGCGCCTAGTGGCGGTGCTTCAACAAACTCTGCTGCTATTGAGTTTCCTCAAGCTGGTAGTTCATGGGGTACTGTTGCCTACATTGGTATCCGTGATGCTTTGACAACAGGAAACCTTTTGTATCACTCACCACTAGATGCTTCTAAAACAATTGCTTCTGGTGATGTGTTCCGTATTGCTGTAGGTTCTTTGTCAGTAACATTGGCTTAATATGGCGACAGTCAATCTTACGCTTGAGCAACTTGACCAATTTGGGTCATTGGATGCACTTGCGTATAGTTTGGACTCGTCTGAGTGGAATTCCACAAGCCAGAAGAACGTAACAGGGCCGTGGTCAATTGATGGCTTAGATGCTTTCAATAACCTAGATGATTTAACAGCAAGCCTAGACTCTACTGTCTGGAACACAGCGACTTTGTGGGATGGTGTTGCAGACATAACTGCTAATGCTGTAGTTACTGCCAATGCTGAAAAGATATTTGGTGGCGTAGCTTCTGTAACTTGTACGGCAACAGTAACTGCTGATGCTTCCATTGCTTACTATGGTTCTGCTTCTATTACAGGAAATGCAGACGTAACGGCATCTGGTGAGCGTGTTCAGTTTGGTAGTGCTGACATACAAGCTACTGCGACTGTAACTGCTGATGGACAAAGAATAGCTGAAGGTGTTGCAAGCATTACTTGTATTGCTGATGTAACGGCTATTGGTACTAAAGTTAACTTTGCAAGTGCAAGCATTACTGGAGACGCTGATGTAAGTGCTTCTGCTCAAGTTGTTCAAGCAGGTAGTGCAAGCATTACTGCTGATGCTACTGTAACTGCTGATGCACAGAGAATTCAGTTAGGTGTAGCTGCGATTACTTGTGACACTACAGTTGTTGCTAATGGTGGTCTGGTAGCTGAAGGTGTAGCAAGTGTTGAGGCATTTGCTGATGTTGTCGCTAGTGCGTCTGCAATATATGCAGGGGTAGCCTCGGTATCAGGTCTAGCAACAATTACGGCTAAAGGCGTTATCCTTGGTGATAACTGGACTCCAGTAGCAGGTGACACTAATACTTGGACACCAGTTAGTGCTGATTCAAACACTTGGACACTTGTTTCTAGTGACACAAACACATGGACTCCAGTATCTGCTAATGACAATACATGGACGACACAGACTCAAGGAAGTAATACATGGCTACGACAAGGGTAACATTTGGTGAATGGATGCCTGACCAATCAGGTATTTCTGGTGCTTTGACGGATGCCAAGAACGTGGTATCTCAAGCCATTGGTTATGGCCCATTCCCTACGCCAGTATCATTTTCTGGTGCTGCTGCTGAGAATCTAACTTCTCTTTATGCTGCTAAAGCACCTGATGGCAATACCACTTTCTTTGCTGCTGGTCTGTCTAAGATTTACACAGTAAGTGGAACAGGTGCGTTAACTCAAGTCAATACTGGTTTGACAACAACAAGCCCTAACAGAATTAGGTTTACTCAGTTTGGCAAGACTGTAATAGCTTGCAACAACGCTGAAAAACTCAAGGCTTGGACTCTTGGCACATCTACAACATTTGCTGACTTGGCTGCTAATGCGCCTATCGCTAAGTTTGTAACTGTTGTGCGTGATTTTGTTGTTACGGCTAACACTTACGAATCATCTGCCCAACAACAATATCGTGTTCGCTGGTCTGCCATTAACAACGAAACAGATTGGACTGAGGATGTAAACACTCAATCTGATTATCAGGACATTCCTGATGGTGGTCAGATTATGGGAATCCGTGGTGGTGAGTTTGGTCTGGTTTTGTTAGAGCGTTCTATCCACAGAATGAGTTATGTGGGTACTCCTTTTATATTTCAGTTTGACAATATCTCTCGTAATAAGGGATGTATGGTTGCTGGTTCTATTGCTCAGTACCAAGGCATTACATTCTTCTTGTCAGACGATGGATTCTATATGTGTGATGGGCAACAAGTCATACCTATCGGTGCTGAAAAGGTAGATAGGTTTTTCTTGGCAGACGCTAGTGAAACAGACTATCCTAATATGTCTGCTGCCATTGACCCTGTTCGTAAGTTAGTTATCTGGAACTACAGGTCTGTAGATGCAAATCGTAAACTGATGATTTACAACTTTGCTACTAAAAAGTGGACTTATGGCGATGCAGGGACTGATTACTTAGGTGAGGCATCATCTGGTGCATTGACTCTTGAAGAACTTGACTCTGTGTCTGGTTCTATTGATGCTTTAACAACAAGTTTAGATTCTTTGCTATATGTTGGTGGTAAGTATTTCTTAGGCGGTACTTTTGGAACTAGGGTTTACTCGTTTACTGGTACTAGTTTGACAGGAAGCATTGCTACTGGCGACATAGATGTAGGTGCAAACTCAGTAGTAACCCTAGCTAGACCTATTGTTGACAATGGCTCTGGTTCTTTGTCTATTGCTTCACGCACATTGCTAAACCAAAGTGTCACCTATGGGACTTCTACTGCTGCCGACTCTGAGAACAGGGTTTCTTTGCGTAGTGCTGGTAGATACCACAGATTAAAGCTAACACCTACTGGTGCAGCTTGGAAGACTGCTGTGGCGGTAGATGTGGATGTAACGCCACAAGGGGTTCGCTGATGTTTAGAAGCCTACCTGCTTTTGGTGGTGACCAGAGGGCTGTAGCCGAGGTAGTCCGTGGCATCATGGATGGAAAGACCAATAACACAGGAACTTTGACGCTGGCAACTGGTGGTGCTACCACTACCACTCTGACAGACCGAAGGATAGGCCCAGACAGCGTTATCTTGTTTGCCCCTGCTTCTGCTGCGGCTAACACCGACTATATGCCTTATGGGGCGTTTCAGAGCCTTGTTGACCAAACTGTTGCTGCGGCAAATACTGCCTATGCAATGACATTAGACACAACTGATTACTCTAATGGCATAACTCTATCCAATAGTTCTAGGATGAACGTCAAAAATACAGGAATTTATAACTTCCAATGGTCTGGTCAGTTTGAGAATACTGACTCGCAAGACCATGACGCTAGGGCTTGGATAAAAATCAACGGAACGAATCTTACTGGTTCAACAGGTTTTTTTGCTATTCCTAGCAAGCATGGCTCAGTTAATGGACATGGTTTAACTGGATGGAATTACTATTTAAGTTTAAATGCAAATGATTATGTCGAGTTATGGTGGGAGACTGATAGCACTACTGTGAGTCTTCAAGCCTATGCTGCTGGAACAAATTACCCCTCTACAGCGTCTTTGATTACTACAATGAACTACATCTCTCCGTCTGCTTTGACGAACATCTACGCTAGTTCCCAAGGACAGGGTACGGCTACGATTACCCACTTTGCAAATTCGACTGCTAATAAAACATATCGGTATGCAATTATTGGTTAATTTTAATAATTTATGTATAATGGATTCCGTGGATGACCCATCTTGGAATCCGAAACTCTAGGAGTAAAAGATGGTTACTGAAACAAAATCAACAATTGACCCAACAATCCAGCCATATTTAGGTTATGGATTGCAACAGGCTCAACGTCTGTATCAGGGCGGTGGCCCACAGTATTATGGTGGTGCTACCTTTGTTAGCCCTACAACTACCACTCAAACAGGATTACAGGCTTTAGAGGCTCGTGCTTCTTTGGGTAACCCATTATTGCAGTCTGCTCAGAATCAACTGCAAAACACAGTTTCTGGTGGTTTTCTAGGTGGAAACCCTTTCTTTCAAGGTGCGTTTCAACCTGCTGCACAAGCTGCTGAGACTCAATTTAAAACAACGCTAGGTGATATTGCATCTAAGTCTAGCCTAGCAGGACGTTATGGCTCTGGTGCTATGGGTTCTTTGCAAGACAGGGCTACTGGTGCATTTGGTCAACAATTGGCTAATACTGCTGGACAACTGGCTTATCAGAACTACGCTGATGAGAGAACAAGACAACAAGCGGCTACTTTAGCTTCTCCTGCAATGGCTTCTGCTGATTACCAAGACATTCAGAATATGTTGCAAGCTGGTCAAATCCGTGAGGGTTACCAAGGTCAGCAACAACAAGCCGATATTGCTAAGTTTAACTTCTTGCAAAACCAGCCACAACAGAACTTGCAGAACTATCTATCGTTGGTATATGGCAATCCATTAGGACGAGTAGCTTCATCTACAACTAGCGGAACTCAAGACACATCTACATTGCAAAATGCTTTGGGTATTGCAGCAACTGCTGGTGGTTTATACAAGAATCTAGGCTCACCTGATTTAAGTTACATAAACCCATTTAGTTCAAGTTTCCTCGGTGGTGGATTTGGCAATGCTAATGCAAATGCGGTTCTTAATCCTTACTTTAATGTAGGCTAATCATGGCTGGACTATTAGACATTTTCGGTACTAGCGGTGCAGACACAATGGGTCTGCTTGGTATGTCACAAGCTGACATTGCTCGTAATCGTGAAGACGCACAAGCACAAGCACTCTACGCATTAGCTGGCAGATTGTTTGCAGGTGGTAACACAGGACAGTCTATTGCTGAAGGTTTGCAACTTGGTCAGAAAGCCTATAAAGGCGGTATGAACGAGGCTATGCAAAACCAACTTCAAAGTTTCCAATTGCAAGAATTGTTGCGTAAACGTAAAGAAGAAGAACTTACAAAGTCACAGCAATTGCAAGCACAACAAGTTTTGGCTAAAGCATATCGTCCTGAGACATTTGCTGAAACGCCATTGACTAATATGTTTGGTCAAGAGATTGCAGGGCCTAACCAACCACAGGCGGCAGGTGGTGGACTTAAAGCTGTTCAGCGTGAATTGATGGGGCTTGGCCCTGCTGGAATGGCTGCATTGACAACTGCTTCAGGCGTAGAAAAAGCATTACGCCCAGAAGGTTACACGCTTAGTAAGGGTCAAGTTCGTTACGAAATTGGTGCTGATGGTAAACCAATGATTGTTGCTGGTGGTCAAAAACCTGCACAAATTGAAGACAACCCATTTGATATTTTTGCCAATGACCCTAATGTTCCTGCTGCTTTGAGGGCAACTGCACAAAGATATAGCAAAAGCTATGCAACTGGTGCTATTGACGATGAAACTGCTGACAAGCGTTTTGCAGAATTGTCTAACAGAATTCAATCATCTGAACAATTCAAACTTGCACAAGCACAAACTGCTGGATTAGCACAAGGTTCTCAAGCAATAGCTAAAATGATGGCTGACTTTAATATTGGTCAGAAACAAGAAAAAGCACAAGAAAAAATTGACACTAAAAATCAAGCTAAACAACAGTTGTCTGATATTGTTGGACAGTTAAAAACAAGCTATGACACACTTCTTGAAGGTGGTGGCATTACTAGCACAACAACTGGTGGTCGTGAAAACATTGGCGCAAAGATGGGAACATCAGCAGTTGGTCAATTTATGGGTAGTGCGCTTGGAACTAAAAACCAAGAGCAGCGTCAAGTAATTGAACAGACTAGACCTTTGTTGTTGAACTTGATTAAAGAAGCAACAGGAATGTCTGCGTCACAAATGAATTCAAATGCTGAGATGCAAATGTATTTGAAGGCTGCTACAGACCCCAAACTTAGTTACGAGGCTAACGTAACTGCTTTGCAAAACTTAGACAAAACATTTGGTCTTGGTCTTTTAAAGGATATTACTCCTCCTAAAAAGAAGCAACAAGCAACATCTAGTTCATGGGGGACTCCATAATGGCTGACATTACAGTAACCTTTAATGATGGCACTTCTCATGTTTATAGAGATGCGCCAGAAAGTCTTACTAAAGACGATGTGATTGCTCGTGCTACCAGAGACTTTTCTGGGAAAAAAATTACTGGTCTTGACAGAGTAGCTGGTGGACAAAAGCTATCTGGTGAAGAAGTTTTAACAGGTGCTGTTACAAACTTTCCTAGTTCTGTTGGCTCAATGCTCGGTGATATTTATCAAGCAGTCACAAGCCCTATTCAAACAACTAAGGCTGTTTTAGACCTTGGTGCTGGCATATTGCAAAACGCATTACCAGAACGACTTGTTAAAGCTGTAGGTGAAGACAAGGCAAGCCGTGACTTAGCTTCTAAAGTTGGTCAACACTATGTAGAGCGTTATGGTAGCGTAGAAGGTGCTAAACGAGCATTGGCTACTGACCCTGCTGGAGTTATGGCAGACCTATCTACTGTGCTTACAGGTGGTGCTATGTTGCCTACAAGGGCTGCACCTGCATTGGCTACTGCTGCTCGTGCTGTTGACCCATTGATGTTGTCTGCTCGTGCTGTTGGAAAAACTGCTGATGTTACTGGTAAGGCTCTAAAACCTTTACTTGGGATACAAACAGGCGCAGGTTCTGACGCAATTGGACAAGCCTATCAAGCTGGTCGTACTGGCGGTGAAACAGCAGATGTTTTTAAAGCTAATTTGCGTGGTGAAGTTCCACAAACTGAAGTTTTAGATGCTGCCAAGCAAAACTTAGCTGAGATGGCTATTCAACGTCAAAATGCTTATCGCACAGAAATGGCTAAAATTAGCAAAGATAAAACAGTCTTGTCTTTTGACGGAATTGATAAAGCCATTGATAACGCCATGAATAAAACTACTTACAAAGGTAAGATAGTTAATGAAAAAGCGTTTGATAGGTTGGCTTCTGCAAAAGCTGAAATTGATGCTTGGAAGCAATTAGACCCTGTTGACTTTCATACGCCAGAAGGTCTTGATAAGCTAAAGCAAAAAGTTGGTGCAATTCTTGAGGATATTCCTTTTGAACAAAAGACTGCTTTAACTGCTGTTAATGAAGTTTACAACGGCATCAAAAACGAAATTAAGAAACAAGCACCTACATACGCTAAGACAATGCAAGCGTATTCAGAAGCTACTGACCTTATCCGTGAGATTGAAAAAACTTTATCTCAAGGAAAAAATGCTTCTGTAGATACGCAAATGCGTAAATTGCAGTCAGTCATGCGAAATAATGTAAATACAAATTATGGTCAGCGCATGAGTTTGGTTAAGCAACTTGAGGAAGCCGGTGGTCGAGAGATGATGCCAGCATTAGCAGGTCAAGCATTAAGCAACTATGCACCTCGTGGTCTGCAGGGTGCTTCATCTGTTCCTACAGCATTATTGGCTGGTAGTTTATTTGGGACTCCACTTGCTGCTGCATCGTTAGCTACATCATCTCCTCGTTTGATGGGTGAAGCTGCTTATGGTGCAGGGCGTGTAGCTAAAGGTCTTCTTGATGTACAAAACAAAATGCCAAACATAGACTATCCAACAATGTTTAATTTGTTGTATCAAGCTGGACAACCAACTAAAATTGACTTAACTGGAATGGCTAACGCCAACTAAGGACTTATATGCCAAAAGTAAAAATTAGCGAGTGGAGTCCAACTCCCGCAAATAACACAGACATTGATGGTATCAATATCGCAGAGGGCTGTGCGCCATCTGGCATTAACGATGCTATCCGTGAAATGATGAGCCAGATTAAAGACTGGCAAGCAGGTACATCTGGAGACTATACGGCTGTATCGGCTGGCGGTACAGGTGTAGGCACTCTGACAGGTCTTGCCAAGGGTAATGGTACTTCAGCGTTTACTGCTGCTGTAGCAGGGACTGATTACACAAGCCCTACTAGCACAGAGACGATGACCAACAAGACTCTGACTAACCCAACAGTCACGAACTATGTTGAGACTCCTTACTCTGCTAATAGTTCTACGGCTATCACTTTGGCATTGACAAACGGCACGGTTCAAATTATTACGTTGACGGGTAACGCGACCATCACAATGCCAACTGCAACAAGCGGTAAATCTTTCATCATGTATTTAAAGCAAGATGCAACGGGTTCACGCACAGTAACTTGGTCAACAGTTAAATGGGCGGGCGGTACTGCGCCAACAATTACAAGCACGGCAAGTAGGCAAGATATTTTGTCGTTTTTTGCTGATGGAACAAATTGGTATGGGGTAGTTGTCGGTCAAAATTACACACCATAAGGACTGATAAATGTTTGCAGCATCTAAAACAGCTTCAGTCTCTGGACAATATCAAATCTCACGCAGTTTGCGATTTAACAGCGCAGATTCTGCTTATCTTGCAAGAACACCCGCAAGTGCTAGTAATCAACAAATTTGGACAATTAACACATGGGTTAAAAGAAGCAAACTAGGAACATTGCAAACTCTACTCAGGGTTAGTGGCGTTCCTTTTGTTTTAATTGACTTTACGGCTGACGATAAATTTTCAGTTGATATTTACAACGGAAGTGTTGAATACATATTAAAAACAACTCAAGTTTTTAGAGATGTTTCTGCTTGGGGAATGATGACAATTGCTGTTGATACAACACAAGCAACATCATCAAACCGAGTAAAAATTTATTGGAATGGCGTTCAGATTACGGCATTTGTAACTGCTGATTACCCCCCACAAAATAACAATACAGCGTTAAACAGCACTGCCATAACTTACATAGGCGGCAATGTACCAAGTAGCAATCAATTTACTGATTTCTATCTTACTGAATTTATTTTAATTGATGGTCAACAGTTAACCCCATCGTCATTTGGTGAAACAAACGTACAGACGGGCGTATGGCAACCAAAATTCTATGCGGGAACATATGGAACAAATGGTTTTTATATCAATTTTTCAGATAACAGCAACACCACAGCAGCCACATTGGGTAAAGACTACTCAGGTAACGGCAACAACTGGACACCTAATAACTTCAGCGTGACTGCGGGTGCAGGGAATGATTCACTTGTTGATTCACCAACATCGTATGGAACTGATACTGGTGTGGGTGGGACTGTGCGGGGTAATTACTGCACATACAACCCACTGGTAGTATCGTATGTACCGCCAACTTATTCAAATGGAAACCTTGATTTAACTGCGGCTACGGGTTGGAATGATGCTATTGGAACAATAGGCGTTACTAGCGGTAAATGGTATTGGGAGGCTGTTTGTGGTAATAGCGATTCATTTATTGGCATTTGCGGAAGCAATGCGGCTTTATCGGATTTAAACCCACAAAATAGCACTGGCACTATTTTTTATTTTATTTCAGATGGTACTAAACGAATTGATGGAACTTCATCGGCATATGGCGCATCAGCCACAACCGAAACTATAGGTGTTGCTTTAGACATTGATGGTGGCGCTGTAACTTTTTACAAGAACAATACATCTCAAGGAAGTATTAGTCTTTCATCAAGCACATTGAACGGAAAAACAATCTTTCCGTTTTTTGTGAAGTATTTGTCAACAATGACTGTTAACTTCGGTCAACGCCCATTTGCCTACACAGCCCCAAGTGGCTTCAAAGCACTTTGCACACAGAACTTACCTACGCCTACCATTGGTGCGACTACTGCGACTCAGGCGGGGAAATACTTTAATCCTGTTTTGTACACAGGTAATGGCTCTGCTCGTTCAATCACAGGTGTTGGATTTCAGCCTGATTTCACTTGGATAAAACTGCGGGACACAAATAGTTCCAATGGGTTGTTTGACGCTGTGCGTGGTGCAACTAAACGCTTGGTGTCGGATACCACAGCGGCAGAGGACACGATTTCTGGTGTGACCTCATTTGACTCGGATGGTTTTTCTCTGGGTACGTCATACAACGGCAGTTCGTTTTTATATGTCGCATGGAACTGGAAAGCCAATGGTGCGGGTTCATCCAACACAGCAGGCTCTATCACTTCAACAGTAAGCGCAAACACTACAAGTGGGTTTAGTGTGGTGACTTATACAGGGAATGGAACAAGTGGTGCAAGTGTTGGTCACGGGCTTGGTGTAACCCCTGCAATGGTCATAATCAAACAAAGAACCGCAACAGATGGATGGCTTGTTTATCATCAATCAGTTTCATCACCTACTTCAAATTACTTGGCTTTAAATACAACTGCTGCTTCAGCCTCTGCAAGTGGTTGGTTGACACCTAGCTCTAGCACTTTAACTTTTACAACGTCTTATGGCGGTACTAATGGTAATGGGTTGACATTGGTCGCCTACTGCTTTGCAGAAGTAGCAGGGTATAGCAAGTTTGGCTCTTACACAGGTAATGGCTCAACTGACGGCCCATTTGTGTTCACCAATATGCGCCCCGCTTACATTATGGTAAAGCGCACAGATACTGGTGGCGCAAATATGAACTGGATTATTTGGGATGCTACTCGCAACACAAGGAATGTTGTTGGTGAAGAAATCTACGCAAATCTAAGCGATGCTGGAACTACTTACACAGATTTAGATTTTGTTTCAAATGGCTTCAAAATTCGTAACTCTACGACTTGGTACAACGCAAGCGGTGGAACATACATCTACATGGCATTTGCCCAGAATCCCTTTAAATTCTCCCTTGCACGATAGGACTCAATATGTACGCACTCATTGAAAACAACGCAGTCACCAAAGTTGGTGAACTAGCAACTCTCTTTCCTGACACATCAAACCCTAATCACGCTTTTGCCATTGAGCAAGGTGCATTGGAAGTGGTTGAAGGTGAGCAAAAAGACCAACGATTTTATTGGGTGACTTTTGACAGTTACCAAGTCAACGGCAATGTGGTCACTCGCACCTACACCAATACACCAAAGGCTTTGGAGGATGTGACTGAGACACCAGAGGGTGCTACTGAGCCAGTAACGACTAAGGGCTTGAAGTCACAATGGATTGCTCAAGTCAAGGCATCTGCCAACTCACTATTGGCAAGCACCGATTGGATGGTCATTCGCAAGGCAGAGCGTGATGTGGCTATTCCTAGCGAGGTGGTGACAGCCAGAGCAAAGATTATTGCTGACTGTACGGCTAAAGAGGTGGCTATTACTGCGGCTTCTACCATCGAGGCTTTCATCAATGTTGTTGCACCAGTAATCACTAGAGAAATGCCATGACAGAAGAAGTCACCCACAAACAAATCTACGAAAGACTGCTTGCAGTTGAAACTAAGGTAGATGACATAGACAAGAACACAAAAGGTCTTGTAGAGGCTATAAAGGCTCTTGATGGGGCTTTTAAAGTCTTGGGATGGGTGGCTTCTGCTGCCAAGCCTATTCTGTGGGTGGGTGGGTTAATCATGGCGGCTGGTGCTGTCTGGCAGACTTGGATTAAAAAATGAAAGATTGGGC